ACATATGTATTTCACTTGACTTGGACGAAATATTAGAACCCGGCTGGCGGCAAAAAATAGAAGCTGTCTGGAATCCCGGCAAAACAACAAACCTTTGGTATTATTTTGACTGGGGCCATGGGATTAAGTTTCCCTATCGCAAGATTCATAGCCGCCACGGGTATCATTGGCACCACCCCTGCCATGAAGATTTGCGAATTGATGGCCGCGTTGAAGAAGTGCGGACGTGGTGCCCGCATCTTCTTGTTACCCACTATCCTGACCCGACCAAGAGCCGTGGTCAGTACATGGACATTCTACAGGTCGCGGTGCAGGAGGATGACAAAGACCCGCACCACTTCTTCTATTATGCCCGCGAATTGACCTTTTACCGGCGATGGGAAGAGGCAAAGACAGCTCTTCAAAAGTATCTGGATATGAACGCTCTGAGCGCCCAGAACGAGCGTTGTTACGCCATGCGGCTTATGGGAAAATGCTACGCTGAAACGGGTAATATTCAGACTGCTGAGAAATGGTTTTACATGGCGGCGGGAGAAGCACCGAACACCCGCGAGCCTTGGTATGAGCTTGCTATGCTGATGTACCGCCAGCATAGGTGGGAAGAATGCTTTGCCGCCAGCATGAGGGGCCTAAAGATCAAGGATAAGGCTTTGGTCTACACATGCGATCCGACCGTCTGGGGCTGGGCCTTGCATGATCTGGCGGCCATTTCCGCTCATAACCTTGGCCTTACTCAAATAGCTATAGAGCAAGGGAAAATTGCGTGCGAAATAGCTCCTGACGATCTTCGTTTGCAAAAGAACTTGGAGTATTATCGCGCAGCGGTGGAATCTAGGGGGGAGGAAGCGGCATGAAATGGAACCCCAATCCCTAGTAAATGTAGCTTTTGGGATTATCCTCACAGGGCTTGGTTGGTTTGGGCGTCAGCTATGGGATGCTGTCAAAGAACTGCGCGTTGACCTTCACAAGATAGAGGCTGAACTTCCCCGGCAATACATTGCCAAGGAAGAGTTTCGGCACGAAATTCAAGAAATTAAGCATATTTGCAATGAGATATTCCGTAAAATTGATGACCTACGCGACAAAAAGGCTGACAAATGAGCCTTGATCTTGACCGCATTACCAAATCAATTGGCGCGGTTACGGCTGTTTTCGCGATGATCGGCGGCGGATATACCGCGTCTGACAAGCTAGGCATTTTCCGTAAGCCTATACTTGAGTGGTCAGCAGAACACTTCAGCATCACCGATGGCCCCGCTGGCGGCGATTTTGCTGTAATCGCGGCGCGGCGCAAAATCAGAGATGACTGTTCGGTCGAGCAATTTCGGCTGGAAGTTCGAGATTCTCGCTACATTGTTCATAAAGCTAATCCATCTATCGCGACGTTCTCTGGCCCGGCGAACGACAAAGTGGATAAGTTTGGGTACGAAATTACCATTGAAGACTCTCACAAAGTTGCACCGGGTCGAGCGACGTTGCTAGCGCGCATTAAATACAAATGCCCAGAGGGTGAGGTTTTAGTTACCTACCCGGATCACGCCAATCTAACCTTTAACATTATAAAATAAGGAGCTTCGTCATGCGTATGTCAGCAGATGGGTTGGCGTTGGTTAAGGAATTTGAGGGCCTGCGTCTTAAGGCATACAAGTGTCCGGCAGCCATTTGGACCATTGGCTACGGCCACACATCGGCGGCTGGTAGCCCTACCGTTAATCCGGGTATGGAAATTACCAAAGAAGAAGCCGAGGAAATTCTTAAGCGCGACATGGTTCAATATGAGTCCGGCGTAGAAAAGCTGGTTAAAGTTGAGCTTACGCAGGGCCAGTTTGATGCATTGGTCGATTTTGCCTACAACGCTGGCGTTGGCGCTCTTGCCAAGTCTACGTTGCTAAAGAAGGTCAACGCCGAAAAATTTGATGAAGTTCCCGCCGAGTTTATGAAGTGGACCAAGGGCGGCGGTAAAGAGCTTCCCGGTCTGGTTCGTCGCCGTCGCGCCGAGGTTAAGCTTTGGCGCGGGCTTGATGAAAATGCGTCGGTTTCTCACGAAGAAACGCGCGCGGAGCCAGATGCCCCCGCTCCCAAAAAGAGCATCGTTCAATCTAAAGAAGCCAACGGCGCGGTGATTGCCGGCGGCGCTGGCGCGGTTGCCGTGGCACAAGAAGTAATGCCAATTATTAAAGAGGGCGGGGACATTTTTTCTGCGCTTAATGGCACCGCGATTGTCTGTCTTGTTATTATCTTGGCGGCGGGTGCTATCTGGTACTTCCGCAAACAGAGACTTGACGAGGAGGGCGCATGATTGGCCTGCTTTTTAGCCCTTTAGGGCGTTACATCCTCATTGGCGGCGTTGTTTTCATGGCATTGGCTGGGGTCTATTTTAAGATCAGGGCTGATGCCGTTGAGGACATGAAAGCCAAAGCTCAAGCTGATATTATAGAAAGGACAAAAAATGCGCTGGACGCTGCTAGTGCCGTCAATCTTAATCCTGAACGGCTGCGCGAGTCTGACGGGCATCGTCGGGACTGAGAACACCAACACCAAGGTCTGCGCTATTTGGCGTGACGTATCTTGGTCTAAAAAAGACACTGATCAGACGATTGGAGAGATTAAAGTCAATAACGCCAAACGCGAGGCATGGTGTCACGATGCGAAATAGGTGCTAAAATAGATACATAGCGGGGATCGCCATGACTACCGGCCTGACATATAGCACCTACAAGACGCAAATCGCTACCTTAGCCGTAGTCGATGAAAATGATCCTGCGTTTCTGACGATCTTACCGCAGACGATCACATATGCGGAAAACCGCATGTATCGTGATCTTGACTTTCTGTTTACGTCTCAATCTGTGACCGGCTATGCTCTTGTGCAGGGGAACCGTTCTCTGACTGTACCTGAAGGCACGTTTGTTGTTACGGAGCAAATCAACATCATCACGCCTGCTGGCACCATCAATCCCAATCTTGGTGTTCGCAATCCCTGCTTGCCGGTGGCGAAAGAGTTTCTTGATGCGGTGTACGGGTCATCGACTGTTACCGGTCTGCCCAAGTATTTCACCGCGTTTAATGACAACCTGTATCTAGTTGGGCCATTCCCCGACCAGCAATACTATGTAGAGATTGTTGGCACGTATCGTCCCAACAGCCTTTCAGCTAATAATACGACAACTTTCATAAGCACTTATTTGCCTGATGTGTTTATCATGGCAAGTATGGTTTATGTGTCTGGTTATCAGCGCAACTTTGGCCGCCAGAGCGATGACCCGCAGATGGCGCAATCTTATGAAACTCAGTACCAGACGCTTCTGAAGGGAGCGACGGTTGAAGAGGCTCGTAAGAAATTTGAGTCCTCTGGCTGGTCCTCGCAGTCTCCCGCTGTTGTCGCTTCTCCTTCGCGGTGATCGCACATGCCGCATGCTTCACTTAAACTTCTTCCCGGTGTTGATCAGAACCGAACCCCGGCGCTGAACGAAGCTGGCATATCTGAATCTAACCTTGTCCGCTTTATTCCTGACCGTCAAAACATTGGTTTGGTTCAAAAACTAGGCGGATGGACAAAGTTTTACCCTAACAACATAGGATCAATTGTTCGTTGCCTATGGGCTTGGGAAGACACAAACGACCAAGATTATTTAGCGGTTGGTGCGACAGCATCCTTGTCGTACATTTTAAATGGTCAACAAAGAATTATTACACCTCGTTCTAGAACAGACAATGTTGCTGTTGATGTTGACGCAACGTCTGGCTCTGACGTGTTTGTAATTAACGACACGGGCAGCAATATCACCAGTTTTGATTATGTTTATATTCCCGTCCATATCAGCGTCGGCGGCGTTGTTCTATTTGGCATTTACCAATGCACGGCGATTGGTCCAAATCAATTTAGCATTCGAGCTACTGATATACTTGGAGCCCCGCAGGCTGCTACCTTTACAACTGATGATAGCATTACTGTCACAGGTGCTTCTGGAACCGGAACTGTTGCCACGTTAACGTATGGCGACACTTATACGTTCCCTATTAACAGCGCCATAAAAGTTTCGAGTGTTAACCCAGCCGGGTATAATGGAACTTATATAGTGACTGCGTGCACGCCTAATACGAGCGTTTCTTACGCAAGTACAGAAACGGGCGCTTATGTTTCCGGCGGCATTATTAGCAATAATGGCGTGGTTCCCCTG